CCTACTTCTAATGGTAATAGGATTCTAAACATTACCGACCTAGAGGCTGACTTTGACTACGACAGTGACGGAATGACTACTTGTTGGGTTCCATCTCATGTTGAGATTGACTTTGGCATCGGTTCCGAAGTCGTTGTTGTTGGTAGAACTTCACAACGAGAAGGAGATGATGGTTACGAACCGGCCACCATCAACTTGTCGGGCCTCTATGTTTCCGAGAGAAAGGGCCAAGTGGCTGAAATCTCGGAAGCAGAAGACGAAAACCTTGACTGGTTTTGAGTCGGCTAATTAACTCTAATGTGCGTGTGCAAGCAAGTTTCCATATAATGTTGCTCAAGTGGGTGCGAAGCCCATTACTACGGTGAAAACTATGAATGAACTAACGATAACTAAAACGATGATTAAAACAAACAGGGCTATTATTTCGTATAGAAATATTGCTCATATGTCTTGGGTGCAAAAAAAGGCATACAAAGAAGAAATACAACAGGTGACGATAGCATTCTACTCTGTTAAAATTTACTCTAATGCTAACCTTATTCAACAGAATATGAACGAAGAAGAATTTATCAAACTAATGGCAAACTATAGTAATTGGGTGAATGCTAATGAGTGATACTATTAGTTTTGAAGAAGGTTTTCTTACCAAGGCTAATACTTGGACTGTGTGCCTAACTGATATTCAGTTTATCACATGGAAGGAAAACTATGAGAATGGTAGTTATTTTGTTAAACTCCACATCGGAGATAAAGAAACAAGACTACAATTAGATACAGAAGAAGAAGTGGAAGAACTAGTCCAAGAATGGACAAAATCAAAAGGTGAATAAAAATGCAAAAAAGAAAAGAAGAACAAACGGAGATTGACATTGATAGCATGAGGGCTAAGATTCTAGCACAAACTAAGATGGCTAAGGATACCCCTAGGAGAATTCGACTAGGAATAGAAGGCGATGCTAAGACTGGTAAAAGCGGAATAGCAATGGATACTGATAAGCGAACTTTCTACTTAGATGTAGATGATGGCGGAGTACCCACATGGAAAGCAAACCACGATTCTACTGAAAGAATTACTATTTACAATCCAGCAGAATATGGAGAAGATGGCGAACTACTACCTTACCAAACACAAGGAAACATTAGGTCATTTATTGCATTGGCTAGAGAAGCCGCAAAGACAGAAGAAATTCTTTTTGTGTGGGATGGAGTAGACACTTGGTTAGACTACTGTACTCTTTACATGACTGGAATGGAGAACGCAAGAATGCGACCAATGAAGACAGCGAAGCAACAAGACTGGTGGCAACGGAACAATCCCTTTAGGCAAGTCTTGAAGGAAGCCAAGTCTATTGACTGTGACCAAATCTACATCACTCACACTAAACCACCATTTAGAGATGAAGAACCTCAGCCTATTTGGAATAAGTGGGATTCTCATTTGTGGTCTGTTGTACGGACCTTCCACCGAACTACTGCTAAAGGAGCAGAGTACGAAGCAGTAGTAAAGAGCAGTAAGTACTTCCCCGAACTTATGGGTAAGAGAGTTTCTGTTTTAACTGTTACCCGAGAAGGTGGAGTAGACTGGAAGGGACTGTCGTTTTTGAAAGAAGGTGAAATTTGATGAGAGTATTATTAGACGCTAAAGAACTTAAGGACGCACTAGAGAGAACCAAAGGCTCCGGTAAGTATGCCTTTTCCGATGGTATCAAAACTTCTACAATCAGTGACTATGTTTTCCTAACTGTAACTGGAACACAGGAGGAAGACCTGTATGGTAGTTTGAGTATTTGGAATGCCGATGCTACCTATATTGTAAATCATAGAGTTACTCTGTCACAAGTAGAAAACATTGAGTGGATAAATCCTAAGTCTACGCAAGTAGATATTACTTTGAGTATATCGGAAACTACCCCAATACTAAAGAAAATCAATGGGCTTGTTAGGTTAGAGAACACAGAAGGCGGTCTTGTGATTAAAGAACATTCTAACGATTCTAAGACCTTCACTATCAACACTGTTAGAGAACACCCAAGTTTAGCAGTGATACACCGAGTTATGTTGATGGATATTCAACGACCACATACTACGGAAACTGGCGAATTTAAATTTCCACAATTTAATGGAAAGTCTTTCGAGAGCGGATTCACATTACTTCATTCTGTTTTTGATGATGTTATGGGATGTTGCGAATTAATTCGCAGTGGAGTCTATACCTTAGAATCAAACACATCGAGAATGGCTAATGCCTCATCAACATACCACGATAATATTAAAATTAGTTCTTCTATTAGAGGCATGAAATCCTTTGAACAAGTAATACCTACATTAGTTAGTGGAGACTCCGCTACTGTTTCTTTCAGTGGACCGCTACACCGTTTCTTTACGGGTTGTGAAACTGTTGATTTCTTTATGAAAGACGAATTTCCAATACTGCTAATGTCAACTGACAGGATGCTAATTAAAACCCCTCACGCTGAGTGATAATATGATAATTTCAAGTAAAGATGCAAATGTGTTTATGGCATGGAGAGATAAGAATGGTACTAAGCACACTTCTTCTCGTCCTTTTAGGCCGTATTTCTTCGTTCAAGAGAACGCAAGAGAACCTGAATCGTACCGAGTAAGTAAGTTCATTACTAGGGAATACGAATACGAAAGTGGAGATTGGACTAACCTTGAAGGTGAGAGTCTAAAGAAAGTTTATTATGAACTGCCTTCCGATTCTTACAGTGCTAGAGAACCGTTTAGTGAAACCTACGAAGGTGATGTACCGTACACTAATCGCTACTGCATAGACCGACTAGATAAGATAGAAGAAGGCAGTATGCGTAAGTGGTATTGGGATATGGAATGGCAACAAGGTGGAGAACACCATGATAAGATTACTGTTATTGTAATGTATGATAATTATGATAAGAAGTATCATCAATGGGTTTGGTTTCCTAATGAATTAGGCTCTAATCTTATTGATAGCCCTATTGATAAAGATGGAAAACAAATAGGAAGAAAATATACATTTGATAATGAAAAAGATATGATTCAATCCTTTATGACAACAATGGCTGTAAAAGACCCCGACATGTTGATTTCTTGGTTTGGTAATTGGGCTGACCTTCCTAAGTTATTTTCTAGGTGTTCTGCTCTAGACATATCCCCTCTAGAAATATCACCACTAGGTATTATTGATGGAGTAAAGGTTACAGATGGCGATGTTAAGTACACTATTAAAGATGGCTACGGCCCTACTGCACAGCCCATTAGAGGAAGAATAACCTTGAACCTAGACATGGCTTTTGAGCGACAGTGGAATGATTCACAAAGAGGAACTCTACCTAGTCTGTCACTAGATTATGTGGCTAAGATTTTGTTCGGTGAAGGAAAACATACTGAAACTAAGTTTGAAGACCCTAACGAGTTTTACAGAAGAGGCTGGCTAGAAGATACCGAAGCATATCTACAATACGCAGTAACAGATGTAGAGATACTAAAAAGAATAGACGAAGAGAACTTTACTTCCGAGGCTATGCTTTCACTACAGCGTTTGCTAATTGCTCCCTTTGAGTCCTGTTTCTTTGCCTCTAACATGGGGTCTATGTACTTCATGCGTAACGCTTGGTGGAAAGCCCCCACTGGACAGAAACCTAAACACAAAGTATGTTCTTCTTGTGGATTCAAGAACGCTAATGAAAAACTATTGAGAGAATGCAAGAAGTGTGGAGGAAGCCTATCTTACTCGGGCGCTATGATTTACAATCCTTTAGACGAGAACACTAATGGATTGCATAATAATGTAGCCGCCTTCGATTTCGCCGGTCTTTATCCATCAATGATAATCGCAAGAAACATTTCGTTTGAGACTAAATCAACGGAGCCTACTGCCTTTGGTGCTGACTTGAATACCCCACAAAATTTACAACAAGTTAGTGAAGACTATGTTGAAGACATGAGGTACTATACTACCACAAAGTTGGGGCTGTTGCCTCGCTCTCTCTTAGCATTGAAAGAACTTAGGGGAGAATATAAAAACAAGATGAAAGCCGCAAGGACTGCGGGTGACAAAGAAACTACAGCCAAGTGGAACAATAATCAAATGGCGGTCAAAAGACTCATGGCATCCTTCTATGGAATCCTTGCCTACAAGGGATTTGGTTGGGCTGATGTAGACTTAGCCGCAAGCATTACTGCTAGTGCTAGAGAAGCAATTAGATTGGCCGCATTTACAGCAAGGGAGATGGAAGGATGAGTTATTGGATGGGTTATTTAAAGAAACTACATACCCAAACAGTTCTTGATGAAGAATACTATATAGTTTCTAAAGTAATCAAGAAAAACCTAGACCCCCTTTCTAAAGAAGAATTAATTGATTTACTAATTAGGTATTTGACAGAGGCGAAACCATGAAATGCGAAAAATGCGCTATAGAACTTTACGGTAATAGAATAGTAATACTTTTGACCGGGAATGGTAAGAAAGAAGTTTGTATTGCTTGTGGAGAAGAGGTGGTTAGATGAAGAAATGTATTCGATGCCACCGTATAAGTAAGGTCGTTCACCCCAACGAAAGACTATGTTTTAAGTGTTATATTACAACACACAGAAGAGAAATGATGAGGAATAAAAATGTTTAATTTAGATGAATTAATTGAAGTACAAAGAACAACTAACGATACGCTACAAGAATTGCTTGACAATGTTAAGCGAAGCAATAAGATTTTGATGATGGTCAACATTGTCAACATTGCTACTATTGTCACCTTATTGGTGGTGGTACTTTGATGGCATTATTGATTTTAGTTTTATTTATGATTTGGCTTTATGTCACTTTTTTGTGGTTAGAGTGCGTCCATAAGTTCTTGAAATGGGGATGGCGTACTAGAAAAAATTCTTATGAATTTATTTGGGAAGATGCTTTTGGAAGTGAATGATATGGAAGTAGTTTATGGACACACAGACTCAATCTATGTCAAAGTTCCTTCTATAGAAGGGGCAACTGATGCACTATCTCACATCAATACAGAAGTTAGAAAGTCATTCCCAAACCTACTTGAGTTGGATGAACACCCTGTAGTTTTAGAGTTTGAGAAGTACTATACTTCCCTAGGAGTGGGCGTTACTAAGAACAGAAATGCAGGTTTAATCTCTTGGGAAGATGGTGTTTTTCTAGACGAACCTAAGTTCACCATGACAGGATTTACGGCTAAGAGAATATCGGAAAGTAAATTGGCCAAAGGAATACAAACTACTGTTTTACAGATGTGGGTTTCCGGTAAATCTAAATCCGAAATAGTAAAATTCTGTCAAGATAAGTATCTAGAAGTACTTAATGGTGAAATAGATTTCCGACAAGTAGTAAAGAGAACTAGACTAAAGAAAGAAAGACTACAAGTAAAATGTCCTTGTGGTAAAAAGTACAAACTTACCGACATTAATTGGGAAGATGGAGAGTTCCATTGTTCCAAATGCGCCAAACCCCCTAGTAAATTTACTACGACTAAGGGCAAGAAACCGACAATAGGCAGTGGCGTTGCTGGCATTTTATATGCTATGGAAGAACACAATAGAACCTTTACAGATTCATATGTGTTTCTTAGAATAATTCCTTGCGGATTCTTCACAGACCCAATTACAGGAAAGAGAAGAGAAGCAAATTATATCTCCGGTTCTACTTTTGCAGAACTTGAAGATTTCACTCCCGATTGGGGACACTATGCAGAACAAGTAATAAGTAAAGCCAAACCAGTTTTCGATGCTATGGGTTGGCCTACAGAAACAATTAAATCAAAAGCACGAACACTAGATGAATGGTGGTAAAAATATGCAAACACAATACGATACAGAAATAGACGGAATGTTGGAATACACATATCAGTGGATTCCCGAGAACTACGAAGACCCAAGCCAACCTATCTTGAAGATTACTAAATCTTCTTTAGGTACTTTTGATTGGTGCGCTAAGAAGTATGACTTTAGTTATCAACAGCGCCTACCACAAGACCAAACAGAAGCAATGAGAAAGGGAACTATCATGCACAATGCTAGAGAAGACTTCTTCAAAGAATTTGACATAAAGAAGGCTGAGAATTTGTCACACAACGAACTAGTTGATTACTGCGCTACATTATTCCCGCTAGACGATTATTGGGACGACTACCAAACAATTATTGCGTTTGAGGCACAGCGTTTTACTGATAGTAGAACAGCAGACAAACTCGATGAATACTTGCCAGCATGCAATGAAGGTAAATTTGATTGTGAAATTACAATTAGAGCAGACCAAAACCCAAAGTTCCTTCTCTCTAGGGACTATGTTGTTCACCTTCAAGGTATTATTGATAGAATTTTTATGGAAGACGGTGGGTATATCCCAATGGAATTTAAGACTGGCCCATGGAAAGACTACAAAGCAACAGGAATGAGGAAAGAAATGGCCTTCTATAAGATTTTAATAGAGAATTCTAGTCCAGCAGTTCTTAGAGAGGCGGGACTACAACCTAACATTCCTGTTACTCACTGGTCTTGGTACTATCCTATTTCTAACCATGTTCACTGTGAAACTTCTAAGCAAAGAAATGTAAAGTCAGTAATGAATAACATTGCTAAGTTGATTCATTCTTACGAACACAAGACCTTCCCTACTAAGTTTTATTATAAGACCTGCACTCACTGTTCTTTCTTCGGACTATGTGATGCCGCACAAGAGGATTCGTGGCTATAATGACACCAAAGAATGATACTATGACCAAAGTTGCTTTAGATGCTATTACTATTCTAAGCAGTTTAGGGTATTCTCAATACTCTAACCCACTACTAAGTAGACTGGAGGCACTGTTTAATGAAAGAAAGTGATATAGAAAATATCGTTCGTAATAGAGAATGGTCTTTCTCTGAGTTATCTAATCTAAGAAATACCATTTCTAATTTAGGTGATGAGATTTACCATGAAATGAATTTAATGGATAGGTTTTCCATGATTAGAGATAGCGAAGTTTATCCTTCTAAAACCTATGAAGAGAGTATGAAGAAGGCAGTTAAAATAGAATTAACTGGAATGATTGCAGAAGTTTTTACTAAAATGCTACAAACAGCAAAGATTGATTTTGGAGGAAATAAAAATGAAATATCCGAGAGAAGTGTGGGCGGGAAGTCACATCAAGAACGCCCCACAGATGAAGAGAAGAGTAGTACAGAAGAAGAGTGACTACATTAATTTTGTGAGAAATCACAACAATAGAACTAATGTCTACACTACGGTTTTTGATTTTGATAGGTTTGCAGAAACAGCAAAGATAGAGTCTTCTGTCGTCCTAGACAGAGTATTCTTTGACTTTGATGCTCATGGAGAAGATGGACTGCGATATGCTTATGCAGATTTAAAGAATACTTTGAATTACATTGGTGATACCAAACACACTATCTTCTTTTCCGGAAGAGGGTTCCACTTGTTTGTCTTTGGAGAAGTGACAGATGAACCACGAAACCTACAGTTTTATTTTAGAGAAGTAAGAGATTACTTACAAAGCCAACATAGGACTTATTCACTAACCTTAGATGAAAGAGTAGGCCAAACTACTAGACTAAGAAGAGTACCAAATACTGTAAATCTAGCCAGCGACAATGGACATGGTATTCCCTACTATTGTATTCCAATCTTTAAAGAAGATATAGAGAAGGGAATCGAACACATACTAGATTTGGCTATGGCCCCTCGTCTTGTCCCTATGGAGTTCTCCGGTAGCAAGTTAGCAGTGTGGCCCTCCGCACCCCCCATTGATGAAGTCGAGGGGGAAATAGAGCCAGTAGTCGTTGAGGGTTCGCTCCCCATACTCCCCTGCTTATACAATACCATAATGGTTGAGAACCCGTCGCACATGGCTAGAGTTTATTTGGTTTCTTGGTTCCGTGATTTGCTAACTGGAAAGCAAGATATAAAAGATGAAAAACAAAAAGAATCAATACTCAACATTATTGTTGATGAAATAGAAAACATTGCCACTAGTTCCGATGAAGTTTGGCTTGATTGGGATAAGGCAACAACAATAAAACATGCAAAATTTACAGTCTATGGTAACTACAACACCCCAAACTGTAAAACTAAACTAATACCGGAAGGATATTGTGCAGGAAAGTGTTGGAGATACCCCGACTATTTAGACAAGGAGGAATAAAATATGAAATATGATTATGTAGAATGGAATAGAATGATAACTGGACCGTCATATTATGACGATGATAACAATGAACGATACCCGGTGGCAGAAATACTAGTAGATAGACACCATTGGGTAGTTAGAATGGAAGGTAGAGAAATTTACTGGAGATACCGTAACAACCTAATGGGGAACTTTACCTTTACTCCTAAGAGTTGGACTGATAGCGGTACTGAATTTCCTATAGAATGGCCAATGTGGTTACAGTTTGAAGCAATAAGCAGAACTTGGGGACTTAGAAATACTAGAAAGGTAGATGCAAATCAAACCTCGTTAAAACACTGGTGGGAAAGAAATGACTAATGGTGTTTTGGTAATTGATAGCCGGGAGAAGAAAGGCTCACCGCTAGTAGATTTAGTTACATCAAGGGCTGACAAACTTTTGATTCGCTACGAAAAGAAATGGATTGAAGTTGGCGACTATGTTTTTGATGATGTTTGTTTTGAAGCAAAGTCTGCTGTAGATTTTTTAGGTTCAGTACTATCAAAAAGAATTTGGACACAAGTAGATAACATGGATAGGAATTACAAACATAGTATTGTTATAATCTATGGTTCCATTGAATCTGCTACTGATACTGTTATAGAATATGGTCGTTCAAAACAGCCAGCGTGGGGAAGAGAAGTAGTGCTTAGAAAGAAATTCTTAGGTGCTATAGGTAGAATAACTTTAGATAGCGATGTGAGAGCCTTTTGGGTTCCTAGTGCCGATGATGCCGCAGATATAATTACATCTATTTGTAAGATGAAACCTCTAAATAGGCAAGCCATAAACCCTCAAATAATCAAGCGAATATCTACCGATGATTTGAGGTTGGATATGCTAACTTGTGTTAAGGGAATATCAAATAAAAAAGCAAAAAAACTAATAAAGAAATTTGGCTCTATCATGGAAATTGCTCTATCAAAGCATGAAGAACTAACTAGTATTGAGGGAATTGGACCGACCTTAGCAACTAGAATCTTAGAGGTCTTAAATACTGAAATGAAGGTGAAAATATGAATGAAGAAAATTTAACAGAAGAAGATGCACTAAAACTTGTTTCCGAATACACCGATTTAGAACAACTAAAAACAATAGAAAAAACAGAAGCAGTGGTAGGAGATACTCGCCTACCGGACATTCTAGCAGGTTGGGTTAAGGAAGCAACCAATGTTTCCCACTACAATGACATACCTGCGGTTATGTCTGCTTTGGTTTTAATCGGACAAATGTCTAAGGACTTTGTAAAGATACCAGTAAAGGCATCTCTAGTAGATACTAGAGTACACTTCATTTGGATTCAAACCTCGGGTACTGGAAAGAGTGAATTGATGAATTTCTTTATGCCTGTCAGTGAAGGTTTGTGGAAGAAGATAAATGCTTTCAACTCCTACCGGGAACATTCTGCTATCGGTGCCGAAGAACTACTAGAACAGTACGATAATTTTGATATTG